ATCATTCGCAGCAGTAGACGTGCCTACAAATGTTATAGTGACTGGCATTTCAGAAGGCTCTCCAGTACTCTTTCGTGGCTCTGATGTTATGTGTACAGCAGAGTTAGCGTAGTTATTTCCGTTCAGCTTTATCCAGAACTCACTCTCGTATACAGCATTGCCTATGTTTGTGACCTGAGCAACACACGTAAGTGTATAGGTGCCAGGGTTAGCTATAACTAGCTGAGAATTGTTCTGAATAGATATTCCATTTGCGGTGTATGTGCTGTCAAACGTAATGGCCTGAGGCGTGTTTATAGCGGCAATTGTCTGGCTAGTAGAGCTGAAGAAAGAGCCGTAGTAGCCAATAGTACCGCCTGCTCCAGTAGCACCAGTGTTTCCAGTAGGACCTTGTGCGCCTGTCTGACCTGTAGCCCCAGTTGCCCCAGTTGCACCTGTAGGCCCAGGAATGGTAGACGTTGCACCCGTAGCACCCGTACTTCCAGTTGCGCCTGTAGGTCCTTGGACACCTTGAATCCCTTGAGGGCCTGTCTCCCCAGTTGAGCCAGTTGCGCCTGTGGCCCCAGTACTTCCTGTAGAACCCGTTTGTCCAGTAGCACCTGTGGGTCCTTGGATGCCTTGGATGCCCTGTATACCTTGTGTACCAGTCGCCCCCGTTGCACCAGCAGGCCCTGTAGGACCAGGAACAGTAGACGTGGCTCCTGTTGCTCCCGTGGGACCTTGCTCACCCTGTATACCCTGAGGACCCTGAGGCCCAGGAACTGTTGAATCAGCACCAGTTGCGCCAGTCGCCCCTGTAATCCCAGTCGCCCCCGTACTGCCTGTGGCACCTGTTGAGCCAGTAACACCCTGTATGCCTTGAATGCCTTGAATTCCCTGAGCCCCAGTTGCGCCTTGCGCTCCTGTAGCACCAGTGGGTCCTTGTACGGTGGAGTCAGCCCCTGTAGGACCCTGAGCTCCAGTAGCCCCTGTGGGACCAATAGGACCTGTAGGCCCAGTGACCGTTGAATCGGCTCCAGTGGCTCCCGTGGCTCCTGTAGGACCAGTAACCCCAGTAGCTCCAACAGCTCCAGCCACAGCTGGCATCATCACGTCTACGATAGACGGAGATGGCTGAGTTATCTCGATATTCTGTTGTTCTGGTTGGGTTACTTCTACAATCATTTTAGCTAAGTTGTCTTATTTCTTCTTGACATTGAGCAATCGCATCGTCATATCCAGACAAATCAGTAACGCCAATTTTTTCAAGAAGCAGTTTGGTCACATTTAAGTGATTTATTTTTGAGTTGATGCAGTCTATGATTTGCTGGTTATTCATGTTACTCGTACAGGTGTAGATTCCAGTTTAACTTATAATCAGCTGCCGTGGGGCCAGTGGTTTTCCATCCAAATCCAAACCACATAGAACCGCCAGTTAGACCAAGACCTGTGAGTGATATTGTATTTCTAGCCGATAGGATGCTGGATGATGCATCCAACAAAGATTCAGCAACACCTATACATGTATATGTTACAGACCCTGTGCCTTCTGAAGCAACTGTTGGGCTGTGCCACAAAGACATAAAAAAAGTTTGGTTAGTAACCGTAGCTGAACCCCAGTTTAAACCCCTTGTGCTCATAACAATTTTAGACACGTTGTGAGGGACGTCTACCAATGAACCTTTAATGCTGTAGGTTAATGATGAATGAGTAGAGGAGTTTGGTGTGGGTGGTGTTCCAGCGTGATTGTAACTAATAGAAGATGTTATTTGGTCTGTTACCGAATCAGAATAGGCAGGGCCAAAGGAAGGGGGAGCATACAACGTGTTTGTAGCAGTACCTTTTATGGCATAAAATCCATTATAACTACTTGAACGCAAAGACGTTACAGTTCCAGTAGGTCCAGTCGCTCCTACAGAGCCAGTTGCTCCTGTAGGGCCAGTAACTCCAATGCCAGTAGCACCAGTGCTACCAGTGGGCCCAGTTGCTCCCGTACTTCCAGTTGCTCCTGTGGGCCCAGTTGCTCCCGTACTTCCAGTTGCTCCAGTGGCGCCTGTGGCTCCAACGGAACCTATTGGACCTTGAGCCCCTGTTTCTCCTGTAACACCCGTGGGACCAGTGTGGCCTGTATCGCCAGTATTGCCTTGTGGCCCTGTAGGGCCAGGAATACCCTGGTCCCCTCTTACAGAAGGAACTTTGACTTCAACAATAATGTTGCTTCCCTCTATAATCGTTGTAGCCATTAGACCTGGGTTATGTCATCGTTCACCACAAATGAACCACGGATAATTGTCTTGTAAACTCCAGATGCGACAGACTGAATGTCATATACATATCTGCCTGGGTTTATTTGCTTCATCACTGTATTTAAAGCAGTTATAGTGATATTCCCAGAGTTGTCTACTACAATAGGCTCAAACGAAAGATTAGTTTCTGGGGCAAAACCCTCTTCTATAATCTTTGTCTCTTTTGCGTCTGGGGTGCTAAGGATGACCTTGCCCTTTACTACTTCACCAGTAGGTGACAATGGGTCTATGAAGCTAGGCTCACGCACCTGCATCAAGAACGTGTAGCCAAGAGACGTGAGTTCTATAGGAACTCCGTCTGCATCTTTTAAACGAAGGTTAAGCAGGAAGGTGTCCCCTCTCTTGCAGACGATGTCTAGTTTGTCTGCGGTATCTAGTGAAATCTTATTAGCCATCAGATTATTCCCGCTTGTTTTCTTTGTTCTATAAGTCTGGCCTGCTCGTTTGCCTGCTTGGTGACTCTCAGGTCTTTTCTGTCTTCTCTAAACGTCTCCAGCTTCTCTTTGAAATCCTTCTCGTCAGTCTTAAAGCCAAGCATAGCCTGTGCTTTTAGCATCTCAACCTGCATCCTGTACTGGTGACGAACCTCTTCCATCTGCATCTCTAGCTGAGCCTGAAGCTGCATCTTCTGCGCTTCAATCTGAGCCTGTGCTTGCATCTCCTGCATCTTCGCCTGAGACGTAGCCTGAGCAGACTGCTGCTGAATCTGGGCTTGCATCTGCGAGTTCTGCATAGCCTGCTCCTGCATACGCTTCATGCGCTTCTTCCTGCGGGCAACCAACAGCCTCTCAGCTTGGTTGACGTCCTTCATATTTCGGATAGCTATGGCGTCTTCTATGTCAAGCTCCTTCTGCTGCAAAGACATCTGGATGTTCTGCTCTAGATACGCCTTCTCTTGGTCCTCCATGTCCTTCACCACCTGTACCCCAAAGTTGTACATAGGAAGACTGCTAAAGGATGAAAGCACACCCATGTTAGTCTTCCCGATAGCGTTCTCGTAAATTCTGTACAATACGCAGTCCTGAGGTAGAATCTGGATGCACTTCACGATGTCTTCGCACACTTTTTTGAACAGAATCATAGAGGCGTTCGTGATGTCGTAGGTAGCGTTGTTTGAAGCGGCGATAGCCTGTTCTCTTACGCCGACCAGCGCATCGCCTTTCGGAGTTGATGCATCCATCACCTCGTTGATTCCAGTCACATCGCGAATCATCCTGAGGTAGTGATTGTAGATACCAATCAGCTCATTGATGTTTCTGATGCTGTTCCCGATTTCTCTGATAGGCGGGTTTTGGAAACCCCCCTCTGGATTCTTGCTTCTGTAGTAGAAGACGCCCGTCTGTTCGTAGATGTCATGAAGTTCAAGAGGCTGCAACTCCCCACCTTTTCCAAGCTGTACATTCTCCAGCCCTTCGATGTCGATGATGAGTCCGTCTGGCTTTGCCTTTGCGATGGCTTGCTGAATCTTCAGGTGGGTAAGCTGCAACATATCAGCAAACCCGATACAGCTGTCCACCATGCTCTTAGGCATCATATTCATGAAGTTGGTGGCAACTACAGAATAAGACATACGAGCCTTGGTGATGTCGTGTACGTTCTTCGGTATGTTTTTTACGCGACCATAGCCAAACATATAGTTGTCGCAGTCCATCACATAGCTTCCACCATATACTGTGGAGATAGTCATCATATGTGGGACTCTTTCGTATACGCTCCCAGGACGCTCCTCATACTCAAACCCTTTGTAAAAGAAGTTCTTGTTCCCGTATCTGTTCTCTTTCTCTTCGAAGTAAATCTTATCTACAGAGATAAACTCAAAGTCCATGATGTCAACCATGTACTCGTCATATCCGTACACGTTCTTCTTGAGCTTGTCGTCGTACTTGTACTTGTCGATTGCAGAAGGGTCATTCCCTGCTTTGTTCTTGACCTTCGTAGCAATCTTCTTCATCATCTCCTCGTCAAACTCTCCGTTTGCAAGGCGGCGGAGTTCGTTAAGGCTGATGCGCTTAATGCTTCCAGCGTATACGATGTCGTCAAAGTTCGGGTCCTCCGTATAGCTATGCACAAATCTAGCGGGGTCTACGTACTCAGTGACTATGCCAGAGTTGGGGTCGTTCCTGCGCTTTACCACAGCCATCCCCAAAGCAGCCAGGTCGTTGACGCATCGTCTATAAACACCGTCGTTGAAATTGTTCCACGAAAGCGTCATGCTCGTGCCAATCTGGGCGGCAATCTCTGCGTCCGTCTTGGTATTAGTCCCCATAAAGATTTCAGCCTCTTCGAGAGTCTCTGGAAGCTGTTCTGGGTCGATGTCGAGCACAAGTCCCGTTTGCTGCTTAAGAGCCAGGAGTTGCTCTCTAGCCTCTACCTGCATCTCAATTCTGCGCTTCTTGTCGTTCTTCTCTGAAGACGAAAGCGGGTCGATGGCTTCGAGGTTTGGGTATGGGTCTCTAGAGAGAATCTTATTTACTACAACACGGACGAACTTCGGAAGAACAGGGACTGGGGTGTAGTCTATGTTCAGAAGGCTTCCGTCATTGTTATTCGGGTCAAGTGTATGCAGAAGCTGCTTATAGATAGAGGTATCCTGTGTCCCGTTGGCGTAGTTCCTAGACTTCTCAAACGTAGAATTACGTCTGCTAAACAAAGAGTCGTTACTGTTTAGGCTACCCCACTGAGACTCAATAGCTTTTGCGTATTTCAGGCCGTACTCCTTACCCTCTTTAATCGCGGTTTCCGCTAGCGGGTCAGGAAATCCACCTGTGTTTCTATTGTCCTTGTTATACATTATTGCCTAGATACTAAAAAGCATCATGCAAATATAACAAAATCAGCCGATGGCCTTGTACGTCCTAAAAAACTTCTTGTCTTCAAATGTCACAACTCGCTTTTCTTTAGCCTTTTGCGCAGCCAAAAGAGCAAGGCCAGAACTGATAGACAAATCATATTTAGTACGGTCGTGAATCTTAAATCCTATCCAATCTTCCATCGTTCTATCAAAATACATCTTGCCCATCTCTCCTGTATCGTAGTTGACCCCTACGTGATTGTGTACAAAACTTTCTATGGCCTGGGCGTGAGCGTGTAGGATGTCCTGAGAGTTTGATGGAACGCCTTTTGTCTTAGAGCTGGTGGGGGCCCCAGCCACCTTGAGGTGCTCTGGCCTTTCCATGATATAGCCGTCATACCCCCTCTGCTCAAAGTAACGTACGATACCGTATTTATTGTTCTCTATGAGAAGTGGGTAGCCATAGAAGAAAGCACACATCAATACGTCTTCATAAAAAATCTTCGCCATGTCTGGACGAGAGGCATACTCCACCACAAACATGTTAGGAGGCCTGTTCATGGAAAACTTGTTGTACATGTGCAGGGCACCTTTAGAGCCCCTTCCATCCACCGTGGCGTCGATGTCATAGGAGTCAACCCCGCCGCATCCATAGTCAGCGAATGGGGCAACGCGCTGCCCCCTGTGTTCTTGCATCACACACCGTTCTTCCGCAGGAGGCATCCAGCATACATGGAACCTTCCGTTTACATCTGGGGAAAAAATTACCTTCTTGTCCTTCTCCTCCCATATAAAGTTTCCTCGTACAACTGGGTTTGGGAACAGGTCTTGGTTGTGGTCTATCTGCTCGTAAATCTTCCCTACGTTAAAGATGCTGCCAGACACGCTGTCCCTAAACGCCTCGTCCTCAGTAAATGGGAACTGTCTAATAACCTCATTCATCTCTGATGAATCGTGCTTGAGGCTGTCCCTTTCGTTTCGCAAGTAGTCTTTTGCTCCTGACTTAATGTATCCTCCGTCCATAGATTCCACCTCGCTTTCTGGTGTTTCTACGATAGGATTACCATATACATCAAAGAACCCCTCAAGGGCTTCGTAGGCAGGGATGAATATCTTGTACAGTCCGCTCTTGGTTCTTCCGTTGGCATTACGCTCGTATGGGTTGCTGTCCTCCCACAGCTTTTTGTAATGCTCTCCTCCATTCTTCATAGGATTCACCGTACTCCCAACCAAAGCCTTTCCTACGATGTTCTTACCTACGATAAGGCAGGTTCTTTGAATCCTCCACGCCTCTCTGATGTCCGATGGATTCTCCCACTTACCAGCTTCATCGAGGTACAGCATATGCAGCTTCTCACCGTCGTATGCGTTGTTGGTGGTGTTCTTCCAGTTGATTATGGTGTTAAGCGCATCACCTGTGTACGACGTCTTGTTGTTCTTGGTGATTCTCTTGGACGGTTCTCTAAACGCCAACTCC